CATGCCCGAAATCAGTTGATGTTGCGAGCGCAAGAGCGCCATCTCAATGTCTATGAGATTGAACCGCAGATGCCACACACCGATGACCTTCATGCAGTTCATGACATGACCTATGTTTACGATGTAACTGTCCGAGGAGAATCTTCAGAGTGGGATGGACAACGCCACGACTTAGGCGACTTAGCCAAGTTATTCGCTGGTGGAACTTTGACTGCCCTAGATTCTTTGATTGATTTCAAAACTAAATTGGCTGTTCACTTTGCTGGTGCCAAGCATCATGCAATGCGTGACTACTCAAGCGGATTCTGTATCTTCAATGACTTTGCTATCGCCGCTACCAAGGCGACTGAAGAGTATGACCAGCGTGTAGCCATCTTTGATTGCGATGCTCACCATGGCGACGGTACTGAAATGCTATTGAAGAAGAATAAGAATGTTCTAACTTATTCGGTTCATGAGTACGGAATTTTTCCAGGAACGGGATTGATGAGCGATTGGAAACACCGCGCCTATAACTTCCCACTTGCATCCAAGTCAGGCGATGACGCCTTGTTATCTGCTACTGAAGGATTTCTAAAGGCTTGCGATGAATTCCAACCTACGATGATTTTCGTTGCCTGTGGTGCCGATGCTTTGAAGAATGACCCACTCTCTTCCCTTGAGTACACCAAAGAAGGTTACTTCGAATCTATGCGGATGATTAGAGAGCAATACTATGACCATCCAATTCTGCTCGGTGGAGCAGGTGGCTACCAGCCTGACACAGAAACCCCTGACCTATGGGCGACAGTTGCGCTTGGACTTATGGCGGTTCAAACCGAGGTTGTAAAACCCTAGGCGTTACGCTTAGGGCATGACAACAATCATTGCGGTTCAATATGATGACAAGGCAGTAATCGGAGCAGACTCACAAACAACTGGTGCAACAGGTCGCAAAGCCTCTCACGCTCAAATGGTCAAGGTAACTCAACGCGGAGATTTTATTGTTGCTGGTGCTGGTGAATGTGCGCCTTGCGATATTGCTCAACACATTTGGGTTCCTCCAGTTCCTACCGCTAAAGACTGGAATAACCTTTATCATTTTATGATTGCTAAAGTTGTTCCATCTCTAAAGGCTTGTTTCAAAGAGAACGAATATAAATGGGATGTAGAAGATGATGAAACTAAATTCGCTTTTCTTATGATTATTGGTGGAGAAGTATTTGAGATAGCAGATGACTTCTCTGTGTGCCTTGATGGAAAAGGTTACTACGGAGTAGGTTCAGGTTCAGATTTTGCAATAGGCGCACTCAGCGCTGGAGCCACAGTCAAAGAGGCTCTAAAGATTGCTTCAGATAATGACGCCTACACATCTGCCCCATTTATTTATCACACTCAGCAAAAGCGTCAGAAGGTTGCAACTAAACCTAAGAAGTAGTATCCTAACCCCAGTTGTATATCCTTACAACTAGAGAGGACAAGGATGACTAAGTTAATTGATGTTGAGCATAAACTACTTAAAGAGTGGTCGAACTCAGATGGTTCTTACAAAATAAAAGCCTTCGCAGATAACATTTACGAAATTATTGAGAACGGTGTAAGTCGCGGTGAAACGGACTTAAATCATTGGTACAACCCTGATGGTATGGGTTATAGCAAGGCTGTCCAACATATCGAAAATGATATTAGCGCTGGTTATTATCCACGGTTAAACACCTAACAAGAGAGGAAAACATGAACGAGCAAGAAGTAAATCAAAAGTTTGACGCCCTAGTGCAAGCAAAGGCTATTAAAGAAAAAAGGGAACCAGCAAAGTTTCCTGAACTGCGATACCTATGGGGCGTTGCTTTACTCGGAAGTTTTGTTTTGGTGGTCATTACCACCTTGCTGACTACGATTATCGAAGCCCTGTAATCCACAAATGCAGATTACTCGGGACTCAAAGTATGTTGGATTAGGAACGGGAATCACTCGGTAACAATCAGCCGAGTGGTTCTCGTTTTTCCATATATCGTTCAGGGTCATAAATAGTTAGCGCCTTTGCTATTAAGTGGGGCTGTAAATCCTTTGCATGGTGTCCACAAAAATATAGTTCACCATTTAGAAACGAGGCTCCAACTTTTGCCTTGGCTCCGCATCTATCGCAATTCTCGAACACTTCAAGTGGCGTCCGAACCATTGCGGTCATTTCTTTTTCTCGGGTGGATATTTCTCAACCCATTCTTTAATTCTTCCGTCTTTGTAAAGTCTCACTATCCAGCCTTCTTTAATCTGCATTGGGTTGAATGGGTGTTTTGATTTATTGCTTCCTTTGGTCATCGTCTCTTCCTCAACAACTCTTCGAAGTCTTTGCTCTTTGTTCCGCCATCATAAGACCAAGCGTAACCCTTATTAACTAAGTCTGTGTTAAGTGAACCTGTTTGTTTATTAACGAATAGCCATCCAAGAATTCTGCCGTACTTTTCTGAACTGTCTACCTTCTCGGTACGAATGACAATATCGGTTGCACCTTCTAAAGCCTTCTTCAAATACTCTTTGACTTCTAGCCCTAGGATTTTTTCTCTAGCATCTGTTGTCCGAGATTCAGGGGTATCAATTCCAGCAAGGCGAACTCGAGAAGTAAATGAAATATCAAAACCTAAATCAATGACCACATCAATTGTGTCGCCATCTACAACTTTAAGAACTTGTTTGACTCGATACTCGTACATTACTTAAGGCGCCCTGAATTTGAATCTGTGACTGGACCTCCGACAATCCAAGCCCGACAAGTTCTAGCGCTCGCACATTTGAAATCGAAAGCCTCGCAATATCCCAACTCTCCTGCCTCGGTCACATCCCAAGCGGTTTCGCGGGTATCGCCTTGGGCTAATCCGATTTCGATACATTGAAGCATTGAGGAGGTTTGGATGAAAGCGGCGCAATTCCCACATCTTTGTTTCTTGGCTTCCTCGGCGCTAACGCCCCATTCAGCCCCCATCTTTGCCCAGTAGTCATCATTAGGCTCGGACGGGTTTAGAGGACCGTAGGAAGCCGTCTCAATGGCTTTGGCGCGGTTCTCAAGGTTGGCTCTTACATCCTGCGTCGCTGTTGGGCATGAAGCCTTCAATAATGCGGAGACTGCTGGTGTAAGAGACATGGAAGAAGTGTACCCGAACACCTGTTCGAAGAAATTGTTCTTGATGTCGGGAAGAATATCAACCCCAGTTGTGTTATACTGGTGTAGTCCTGAGAGGAGGACAGAATGAAGAAAGTCTACGAAGTCGAGTTGCAAGGTCAGAAAACAAAGTATCAATTTGAAAGCAAACAAGAGGCTGAAGATTTCGCAAGTATTCAGTCGGCTTTTTTTAACAAAAGATTCAGAATCCAAGCAATCATCGTCGCAGAAGAGGTGGCAAAATAATGACAACAACAATCGAGAAGGTACAGGTTACGCCTAAAGTTGGCGACACTCTTTACTCATCATGGGGCTACGACCAAACCAACATTGAGTTCTTTAAGGTGGTTAAGGTCAGCGAGTTCTCAGTATGGATTCAACAAGTTCAAGCCAAGGTAGTTGAGGTAACTGGTTGGGCGCATGAAGATGTAGTTCCCTCTGATTCTGCTCAATATCAGGTGAGAAACTGGGACAATGTTGCAGATGCCTTTGGCAATGTCAATCCTTACATCACCAAGACTTACCCAATAAACCGTCACAAAATCAAGCACTTCACTTGGAAGGACGAGGGCGGTTACTATGTAACTTTGAACTCTTTCTCCCACGCTTCTTTATGGGACGGTAAGCCAAAAGGTCAAAGCCACACCCACTAATAGATTAGATTATTAACCCCAGTTGTGTTAGACTGGGGTTGTTCTTAGAGAGGAGAACATCGTGAAAAGTAAAGAAATTAAAGTAGGCAGTATTTATGCTTACAAGCGTTATAGAAGTTACAGCGGACTTGCTTGGGTCAATGCGGTCAAAGTAATTGCCGTGGGTACAAAGAAGGTACACATCAAATTCGTAGACAAAGTTACATTTGAAGAGATTGATGTTTCTAACCCTAGGTACTACGGTGCTAAATCTGAATGGGTTCCTCTTTCTTTTATCAAGGGCGAATACCAGCAATATGTTGAACAGATTAACCAAGAAGAGGCAGAGCGCCAAATCTTGTTTGCTGGATACGCCAAGGAAAGAGCAGAAAGAGAAAAGTTCCAAAAAGAAGTTTACGAACCTGCGTTTGCTGAACTTCTAACACAATTAGAGGCTTTGGTTGAATATGTGAATCCTTACGATTCATTGAACAACTTGCCTTATGACTTGGTAGTAAAACTTAATGAAATCCTAAAAGTAAAGGTGGTGGCGTAATGGGGTGGGATGTAACTCAGGTTGGTAGCAATATCACCACAAAGAAATTCATTAACTGGTATCTCAAAAGTACCTACGATGGTGTTTACGAGCCAGTTAAAATCTTCGAGGGTAAGAATGAATATGGGCAAAAGGCTTTCTATGTAGCCCTAAAGAAACTTGAGGATAACTCAGTCATAGCGTGTGTCATTTTGACTCGTCGCAAGAATGGCTCCGTGGCTGTAAAAGTCTTAGGAGAATCAGAAGGTCCTTGTTATTACGAGGCTCCTGAATCGTTTATCAATGTTCTAACTCCAGCAAAAACTCTTGAGGGTGCTTGGTGGAGAAACCGATGCCTAGAGAAAGAGGTTGCATAAAATGGGGTACACACATTACTGGAATTTCATCGAGGAGCCATCCCGAGAGAAGTTCATCGAGTTCGCTGAAGGTGTCAAGAAATTAGTGGCTACTGCTCAAGATGCAGGAATCGAGATTGCGGATGAAGAGTACGGCGATGACAAAATTGTATTCAATGGAGTCGGAGCCAATGCTCATGAAACTTTTTTCGTGAGCGCTGACGGGGTTGATTTCAACTTCTGTAAGACTGCTCAAAAGCCTTACGATATTGCCGTGACTGCTTCACTAATCCTTGGTAAGAAAATCTTTGGAGACAACTTCAAGGTTTCTAGCGATGGTGACTGGTCAGATTGGCAAAGCGGAGTATTGCTCTATGAATCTGTTTACGATGTTCAGCCTGAGAATTTCTTGGGTTAATGCGTAATTGGTTTATCTACCTCAAGCGTGGGAAGATTCGCTTCTCAAGAGTTAGGACTTCTCATGCTTGATTGGATAGCGCTCGCCGTCAGTTTTATTGCCCTTGGTTTTTCACTCAAGGCTTACTTCGATTCTAAATGGATTGAGATAGACTGGCACTCGAACGAGGACGAGCAGTAACCTTTAGTAACTCTGCAACTGTAATTGTAAATCCTTTTGTTGAATACTCGGGACGGTTCATCTCGCGCTTGATTCCATAATCGGTTATTGCTTTACGAACGCTATCGGTTGGAATTATTAAAACAGCATCTTCAAGAATGAATGACCAATGGCTCGCCTTGCTTGTCGCTATTCCTGACGCATACCAGCAACTCAGAGCATCCGACCAGCACTCGGTTTCAATATAGAGATTGCCTGTATCTTTCCAGCGCCTATCTCGTTTGACCTCAACAGTTTCAATCGGTGCTTTCAATAATGAATTAACTGTAACTTCGCCCTCTTGCCCAAACCTTAAATCTAAATCCCAATCAGAGCGACTCATAAATCCCCCCATTGATTTGATTGCCCAATAGATATTGGCGCAATACTTTGAATGACTGAACGATTTTCGTATAAGGCTAAGAGTACCGCTTCAGCACGGTCAGGAGATGCAACGCCTCGTTTCTTCATGTCTATCTTTGATTCGATAACAACTCGACCTGAAGCATCCGATGTATATGTTGGACCTGCCATTTGAGATAGCACAAACCTATCTACATTTAATCTGATGTCTTGTTTGCCGTCTTTGGGTTGAACCATCTGCCGAGCGTTCCACCACATCTCTGCTCTTTGATTCTTGAACTTGGCTTGGTCTTTAGGCTTCTCGGCTACATTGACTGCGATAATGTCAGCGGGTAGCGAGCGCTCTTTGCACCATCTATCCAACATGGAGACAACGCCCCAACCTAATCCGATGGTATCGACCTTGACTCTAACTCTGTCCCGTAATTCTCTATCTTGATGAATCTTGATACAGGTTTCAATCTCTCGCATGACCACACCAGCCACATCAACTGCGTTGGCATTTTGTTTACCTGATGAGCGATGAACAATACTTACGGCGTATCCATCTAGTCGAGCAATAACAAATTCATCTCCGCCATCTGATGCAATATCAACGCCTAGTTTAATTACCTTTGATTCAAGTGGTGTTTCATTCTCTGTTGCTAACTCAGCCCAAGCAAAAGGAATTACCTTGCCTGTACTGGACTTAGGGAATTGCGCCATGACACGGGCTTCAACGAATGGTGAATCATCACCAAACTCAGACATCACATCATCAACCCAAGTTTTATCTACTAGGTGCGTTTTAACTTCGTGGGCTTCTATGTACTCAGGGCAAGCCTTACATCTACCCGTTGGCTCATTTGTAAAGTTTGGGGTGTCGTAAGCGCTAATAGAAATTACATTGTAAAGCGGACTCGAACAGATTCGCTCGAACCATGTTTGCTCTGTATCTGTTGGAGGGTTACCTAGGACAAGTAGTTTCGTATTACCACCCGTCATAAGAGACTCAAGGGCTGTACCGATTGTGTCCGATAATCCTCCAGCCTCATCAACTACGACAAGGAGATTAGGAGCGTGGATACCTTGAATCGCTGTTTCATCATGAGCGGCGGGACTAAATCCATATCCAACTACTGTGCCATTTATTTTCCATTGAACCGTATCGGCTTCCCCAGGAAGGTTATGTCTAGCGTGAACTCTTCTAATCTGCGCCCACATAATGTTTCGAACCTGTCGGTGTGTAGTCGCTGTTGTAATTGCTACCGCTGTCCCAGGAGCGTGACAAGATAACCACCAAGCAACTGCTCGCGCCGCTAAGTGTGATTTCCCAGGAGCGTGACAAGCAGGAACTACCGTTCTTTTATTTAATGTGATTGAAGTTAGAATCTCTTTTTGTTTACTCCATAGAGTTTCGCCTAGCCCTTGTTCAACAAAACCAACAGGGTCGTTTTGCCATCTAGCCCACGGGTTTTCTAATTCAGAATCAAGGATTACTAATAGGGCGTGGCGCTCTTCAGGTGTAAGCATGGCGAGCAACTCAGCCTGTTTGTTGGTATCGCTTTCGAGGAACTTATCGAGAAGTCTCTCGGTCATGAGTTAAGCGCTCTTCGTTTTACGGGATTCGAGAACCTTGGCTATCTTCTCTTGTAGTTCTCCCATGGTGACTGTAACTCTAACCTCTGACACAGAATGACTCAAAACTTCTTGCTTATCGACTCGACCAAAATCTTCAGGGACTTGACGCTCTAACCACCAAGCAGATGCTTTCCAATCTCCTTGACTCGCGGCGCTGGATATAACTGCAACCTTTTTAGCGATTGCTTCGGCTCTCGCCCGTGTGAGAGACTCCAAAAAATCCAAATATATTTTCTCTTCAGGTTTATTTTTAGCATCAATCAGGGTTGCCAGCCTGTCTCGCTCTACCATTCCACGGCTCATCCAGTTATAGAAAGTGGACTCAGAGATGTTCACCATGGCTACCGCTTTGTTAATCGGCATACCAAGAACAATGAGGTTGATTAACTCCTCGCGTTTAATATCATCAAGTAAAACGGTTGTCCCTTTAGGTCTCCCCTTGGGTTTAGCGCTCTTCTTTACTGCAACTGCTGATGTCATTAAAACTCTATTCCTATGTACCAAAGCCCTAAGTCAATGTCCAAGCCGTATTTACTGATATTGAATCCGATTCCGAATCCACTCTTGCGTCCTAAAGCGACCCAATACTTTCCTATTTTTTTCTCCATGGGTTTATTCTACCCTCCTAACAACTAGAACAGTAGTTATAGGCTCGGATGTTATTAAAGCCAGTTAGGAATTGTTTCCCGCAATGATAACAAGTTACAGTCTTTTTATCAGACTTGCTCTCTAGTTTGGTTATTTCAAACCCTAGTAGTTTCATTTAATTCTCCTCTACTTCACACGCTTCTACTGGGATAAATAGTAACTCAGCAATATCCTTCCAGCCATTTATCGTGTTAGCCCACTCATTCAAATCCTCGCTATGGACTCTCATATTATGGTCACCGACTTTAATTGTTGTGCGACCCACAGGAATATGCCCAGGCTTAGATTTTCCCCCCGCGAGAATCTCTGCCACTTCTTCAGAACTGAAGCCTGTTCCCCTCAAGCCTGTACTCATAAGAAGTTTGTTCAACTCCTGTGGGTCGTATGTTGCCAAGTCAGAGGTTCGATTATCAACGATGAGGATTTTGATTTCCTCTATATCATCAACATCAACCCAATGAACGGCAATTTTCTCCCACCCCAACTGAAGCGCTCCTTGGTAAGTGTGATTACCCGAGAGAATATGTTTGGTTGCTTTATTAACCACGATAGGTCGATATTGCCCCATGTGTGTAAGGGACTCAATGATTGCACCGATGTCGCCTTCTCTTGGATTAAGTGGATGAATCTTAATCTCGTTAATGGGGACTGTTTCTATATCTTCAGCGCTAACTTCAGAGCGCTCCCCACTTGGTTCAGGCTCAATAGGTTTGCGTTCAGGTAACCCTAATCGGGATTTGATTTCTCGAAGGGCTTTTTGTTTTGTTGGGAACTCTGTATACAGTTGTTCTCGCCAAGCCTTATAGACCGTACTCTCAACCGTAAACTTCCAAGCGCTAACCTTTACTTCAGGGTCACTAGGTAAAGACTTAGAACCTCCCACATTATCTTTCTCTTTGCCATTCATCAGCCTATCCAAAGTCTCAACCTCGGCTTGAGTGAATCCCGTTCCCTCGAGTTCAGGAAGGGTCGTCAATAAACTTTTAAGTAACGGTTCGTTATATGTCGCTAAGTCGGTTATCCGATTATCAGCCAAGACAATTCGGCGAGCGCTCTCTTCATCTACTTCAACATAAGTTATCTTGATTTTTTTCCAGCCAAGTTTCTTCGCCGCTTTGTAAGTATGGTTACCAGCCAAAATGAAGTTGGTTCCGTACTGGACGACAATCGGACGATATTGCCCATGGGCTTTGAGCGACTGAGCAATAGCCTCGATGTCGCCCCTGCGTGGGTTGGTTGGATAACTCTCCAGCGTGTTAATTGCTACTGAAGCAACTTGCCCAACTTTTATCTTTGCTTTCATTTTATGTATAACCATGCCTCGAAGTTAAAGAACTTCCAAAACATTGTGCCTACTGTGAACCCTGCGTTTTCCGCCAATATCTGATTACGCATAGAAGAGTTTACTTTCATGATAGGTCGAAGGTCGCGTTCTTTGTTTAGTATTTCATCAGCGCTAAAGGCTTTGCGCTTGAAGTCATAGTGAGCGCCATGGATTACTTGCTCGAGTTCACCCGATTCTTCTCGGACTTTCTCAGCCCATATAAAAGCGCCACCCTCAACTAGAGATTCATAAATGATGCTCAAGATGTTTGGTCTATCCTCGTATGGCATGAACTGAAGGGTAAAGACTGAAAGAATTAAACTTGATTTACCAAAACCATCGAAGGCTCTGAGGTCTTTGCGAACATAAAGAGTTTCATCATGGGACTCAGGCAAAAGATTATCCGCTATATCAATTCCGACTTTTTTACCACGGTGCGGAAGTCGTTCTAAAAGTTTGCCAGTTGAACAGCCAAGGTCAATCACTTGAGTATCTTCGGTCATAAAATATGTACTCAAGTCACAGATTGCTTCAGTCAGCGTGTGATAGTTTGGGATTGATTGGGCGATATGTTCATCAAAATTATCTATCGTGTCAAATGAAAATGTCTCATTAGTAGAACTCATGTAATTTTCTCCCTATCGCCTCAACTACTGGAATTGTTATTGTTCTTCCGCATCTCTCATAGCGTTGTGTATCAGGGACTTTTGTTCCATCCTCATAGAACTCCGTCCAGCCGTCGGGTAATCCTTGCAAGCGCTCGCACTCAAGCGGGGTCAGTTTGCGAATACCAAATCCATTTTCATCGCCTATTTGAACGCCGTGTCGGTCTTGAGCAGTAATCGTATACATCGGGTCATCGTCATCTTTAATCATTCGTCCGTTTGGACTCTTGTTTGTTCTAGCAACATCTAAGACTGGACGCACATAAGGGACATTGCCTCCACCTGTACCCATTTGAGCAGTTAGCGTTGGAACAATTCCTTGGTCATAGACTCTCATCGCTTTATCTCTGCGACTTTCTGTTTCAACTACATAGGGGCGGGAGTTCCCACCTTTGTAATAGTGAGCATCTATGGTTGGAGAAATGTTGGAGAAAAGCCCCGTCCTTCTTTTTTGTTGGCTGAAGTCCGTCTCATTATTTCCGCCACCTGTTTTTCCGATAGGGAATACTTTTGGTCGGGGGTGACTTCTAAGATTTCCGATAAGGAATACCCTTTCTCGGTGCTGTGGGACTCCGAAATTTTGGCTGTCAAGCAACTCCCATTGACAGTCATACCCCATCCCATCCAAGACTTCCAAGATGATTCCGAAGGTTCTGCCTCCGTCGTGATTGAGGAGTCCTTTGACATTTTCAAAGAGAAGATAAGGTATTCCTTTATCCCGAGCAAGGCGAAACATTTCAAAAGCAAGAGTTCCCCTTGTGTCGTCCAAAGAGAATCCCGTTCGCTTCCCTGCTGTGCTAAAAGTGGCACAAGGAAATCCTCCGACAAGGAGGTCTGCGTTTGGAATGTCTCCAGCGGAAACATCTCGAATGTCTCTTCCATCGGGGGCATCTCCGAAGTTTCGTTCATAAATCCTCCTAGGTTTTTCTAGCCATTCGTTAGCCCATACACATTCATGCCCTGTGTTTTCTAAGCCAAGGCGAAATGCGCCAACTCCTGCGAATAATTCTATAAACTTCATCAGGCAACTGGTTTCGCTGGTCGCCCTCGTCTACGAATTAGTTTGCCTTGAGCGTCATACTCAGGTGTACGAGAAATATCATTGCGGATGATTTTGTAAATCAACTGCTCGGATACTCCCATTGCCTCAGCAATTTCACGATAGGTAATTCGCTGTTTACGCAATCTAAGAATCAATTGCTTACGGCGCTTGCCTAAATCTTGAATCTGTACTTGATGAGTACGGATAGCATCGGTGAGTAGTTTGACCTCATCTAATCCTTTGCCGTCTAACTCTGTTGCTTCCATTACTGTACTCATAACACTTCTCCCTCTTCGAACAGGCGTTCGACTGCATCATCAAACTTAACTTTTTTCTGAATAGAGTTTGCTGTTGCAACAAATTCCAATTCAATTTTCACGACAGATTTCTTATATGCAATTAACATTGCAAGATAAAACGGCAGTATGAAAAAACTAGCAACTGCTAATCCAACTACTGTCCATATTAAATTCCAGTTCAAAATGTCCTCTCCTTCTTTACTCCTCGTATGTAAACAACTAACGAATTTTTATCGTTCTTCGGTGGCAGAAAAATTAACGATTTAACATACTTTGCAGAATCATCAGGAAGAACTCCTGCGTCTACAAGTCCATCAATCGCCGCTTTCGCTGAGGGATTACACGCCCCTACATCTTGTAGGCGACCACCCTTCTGATGTGGCTCCACCGTAACGGTAATCCACGCCATAGGAGGTATCTTCTCATATTTAGCCAAGAGTTGAAAACCCGCTCGCCAAGCCTTTGTCTGTTTCGCTTGTTCCCATCGGTTACCAGCGCGTTCGGCATTTGTGAGCCAAGGTCGCTGGTTGAACTCAAGACGATAAATCGTCTGCTCTGCTTCATCCATCTGACAAAAACATTCCATGGCTCAAGCATGAGGGGTAGTCCTTATCATGTCCAGTTGGGTCTTTTGTCCGTAGTTGTCGATATTCCACCAAGCACCAGTTTGGTCTTGAAATGGAATCTCTTCAGCGGATTCAACTTTTTGGATTAGGTATCCAAGTTCACGGGCTTTGGTTCTATTTGACTCAACCCATCCATGGCAACCATTAGTTCCAGTACCGCAAAGAACAATAAGATTCGCTGACTCATGAAGCATCTCATTCTTTGAGCCACCCATCATTCGGGGTCGCCTGTGATGAACTGACATTGGGTAACCTAGAAAATCTCGATTGCACCTTTCGCACTTATAGAAAGCACGGGCTAGAACTGCCCATCGAGTTTCTTCAGATACTCGGTTAGGTTTTGCCATTGGAGTCTTTCATCCGCGATGGAGTCCAAGCAAGCAGGGCATACCTTTGACTGCGTTTGAATCGCCATCTGCTGTACCAATTTACAAATTGAAATATCATCATGAGTTAGGTGCCACCGTCCCATTATCATTTTCCAACGGAGCATCTCCACCTCGGTTCAATTTCTCAAGTAATTCTTTTTTAATTTGTGCTACAAATTCAGGTGATGCTTTTTTCTTTTCTAACTCTTGGTACTGAATAGACATCAAGCGTCCGCGCTCGCGTTCTCTTGAGTCGGATAGTCTACGACGCCATTCACGATTTATATGTGATGGAGTAACGGCTGTGTCAAAGTTTGAGTAATGCCAAGAAATAATTTTCTTTGCGTCATCCAAAGAAATACTTGAATCCAAAGACTCAGCCCAAGCACGAACTTTTAACTCATCGACCTGAATTCTTAGGTCATAGATTCCAATAAATCCTAAAAGGATTGCTATGTCAGAGAGATTCATTGCGGAACTTCTCTGCCAAGTCGATTGCTCTAATTGCTGATTGTTCATGTTTTGTTTTAACTCCTACTCCTCTGAGAACTAAATCCATTTGACGCATTGAGGGAACTGTCCCTATGTAATCTAAAGCCTGTTCAATCTGCTCGGCTGTGTAATTTCGCTTCTCTGCCGCTTGGCAGATTGCCAGTAGTGAGTGCCACGCACTTTTGCCTAAAGGCTTAACTCTTTGCTTCTCCCACCATTTTCGAGCAACTGCTTCCGAGAGTGCGATAACTGCGATAGCAGTTTCGTCGCTCTTAGTTGTAGATAGGACGGGTGTATAGGACGGATGGTACGGAGTGGAGTTGGGGAGTTGAACCACTAGAGTTGGGGAGTCGGGGCTATCTGAGTTGGGGAGTTCTACCTCTCCCAAACTTTGTTCCTCCCCAATAGAGTTGGGTAGTTTCTTCCACAACAATTGATAGACGGTTGCATTACCCCGAGAGTTTCCCTTGGTAATAATCTTCAGATGCCCGTCAGCAATCATCTCGTTAATAACCTTTCGGACATACTCAACAGAGCATCGACCTTTGGTTGAGAGATTTGATTGAGATGCAAAGAAGCGTCCATCATCATGAGAAATATCTGCGAGCGCTAGGTGGATAAGCAGACGAGTTCCGTCGTAGGGCGAATCCGCCCAAACTTTTGTTATCCACCTGATACTCACAAATTACCTCCACAATGAGGACAACATTTTTTGCGTCCTTGTTTTTCAATTACCCTGCCCTGTACACAAAACACATCCACATAAACTTTACAACCGTTACGAGTTTCTTTCAGTCTCGCAATTCTTCCTGTTTTGTGGAGAACGGACAATACACCTGAAGCGGTTCCATGGTGAAGTCCAGTTATGTCAGAGAACTCTTTCCAAGTTAAACCCGCCATCTCTCGTTGAGATAGAAGGTTCAAGGCTTGCGCTTGACGCAGGGCAGTTCTACCTGACCTATCCGCGTGGAGCGCTCGCTCCTTCGAAGTATCTGTTCCGCTGTGTCCCGAAGTTTCGTTATACGGTAACTGGGGTTGATTCAGTAATTGTGATTTCATCGGATTCCTCTTCCAATTTTTGTGGGTTCAATTGAGATTGTTGCTCTTTGAACTTGGCACGGAATTGGTCAAGAGTCCCAACTGGGTAAGAGTCCTTGTTCAAGGTTATGTACTGACCGACTAAAGATAAAGTTTCAATGTCGGTTGATTGACCAATCCTCTTTATGACTGCTTCGGCTGGTAAAACATCTTCAGCACTTGAGCGTTCATAGGAGGTTGCATCAGGGTCTACCTCATCGGTTGGTAGTGATAGCGATTGAAGTAGGGCAGTACGGAAAGCGACTGACATGGCTTTGGCTGTTGCCTTATCGCCTGAGTCCATTGCTTCACCAACTACTGTTGCTTTAATCGAATCGCCGTTTGCTCCGATAAATGTGTAAGTTACTTTAACTCTGACATGACCCATAGCGGTTCGGTTCTTTCCAATCTCAACTGTTTGATAGTCGTACTCTTCAACTGAAGGCACAACAACTACACCAAACTTTTGAAGTGCTGGCGATACAGCATTTACGACTGAATCAATTCCGCGGAAATTAAATCCTTGGGCTTGGTTACGGTCTTTCTTTGCTATGCCTCCAACTGCTTTCATAATCTCACTCAATGCTTGAGCGATAGGTAATTTGTTTTCCATGTTCCCTCTCTCTACTCTGCTATTACAAACGAGACTGAAACTTCAGCGGGTACAACTTTGACTGACGGAACAATTTCGCCTTGGGTTGATATTACTTTATCTTCTGACTGATTCAAAGCACCTAGGGCTTTTTTATCAACTTCTTTTTTAACTCGAACTAATTCAGGGGAATTTATCTCAGCCCATGCAAGGAACTTAGATTCATCCTCAATATCGAACTTAACTCGACCTGAGATAGTTTTGATGGTGCCGTGGGGCAGGACTATGCTTTTACGGTCTTTAGAGCGCTCCTGAAGGGCGTATGGGCGTAGGTTCGCCTCAAACCATTCAGCATCTCTCTCGAGGTCTATATTGACCTTCTCAAGCCATTCTGAGACCCTCTGTAACTCTCGGTCAAAGATGGCTTTGTTATCTGATTGCTTGCGTCGGATGGAGGCAAGTTTTCTCATTGCCCAATCTGCCTTTGAATCGTCATCTACGACAAATGGCTCACGGGCTGGTTCCTCGATGATTTCAAAATCATCTACTGGTGTTACTGGTAATGCGTTGTCCATGTGGACTCCTCTCGTTATGGGAGAGGGTACTAAACGGGGGTTTAGATTGTCAAGCCCTATATCCCAATAACTTGTCCAACATACATGGAGGCACCGACAACGGTACAGATAAAGAGCGCTCCGACGGTACGAATAACCCATTCGGAGCGACTCTCCATCTTTTCAAGACGGTCTGTAATATGTTCCATGGCTTGAGTGACTCTTTCAGAGTCCGAGTCATAAACATCTTTGCGAAGATAGGTTTGGCTTACATTTAGATTCATCTGCTTGACTTCCATAGTCAGGTCATCAAGCCGACGCATAATCTCTCCTAAACTCGGCTTTACTTCTTCGCTCATTTTTATGCCCCTGTAAACTTCGGGCGCCCAAAACCAACAATGGCAACTGGGAGATTTGGCTTAAGTTTATTTCTGTTTTTCTTTTTGTAGGCACGAATTTTGAGGCAGACTTCGCCGCCGTTTCGCTGGTCGCCCTTTTTATCTGAACTTGTATTTCCCTCAATGCAGGTAACTGTTCCATCAAGATTATCTTTTACAACAATCCCTACATGACTAATTCTATCAACCCCATCTGAGGGGAAGTCGAAATAAACGACATCTCCCGCTTGTGGTTGAGCATCTTCGCCTTCATACCAGCGTTTCATTTTTTTGAAAGCATCTGCTCCCGCTGGTGTGTAAACAGTATTGGGAATTGTGACTCCTGCTTTTTTCCCGCACCAGTTTACAAAAGCACCGCACCAAGGTTGGTTTGCCTTTTGATATTTTGTTTTATTTTCGGGAACTGCTTCTTCGATATAACCAACTTCTGCTGTTGCTATCTCAACTAAGCACTCCGCTGTTCCTTGGGTTGCCGACATTTATTTCTTCTTAGGTAGTTTTAGTACGGTGGTTTTTTTAACAAGCGCCTCAGTTACCGCGTCGGCAATCTTGCCAAACGCAGGGTCATTAGGGTTAGCCGCTCTGATGGCGACGGGGAGAACGGCTGAAACTCCAGCCGCTAAAATTGCTTTAATTGAATCACCATCAAGAGCAAGGATGTCCCCACCTGTAATCATGAAGGCTGTTGTGATTGCCGCTAGGAATGACCGTCCATACGAAGCGAGCATTGCTTTAGTTTTGCTGTCCATTGTTTCTCCTAAATGTAGGTAGGTAAATAATAACCTATGGTTTTATGAACCGAGGTAGGTTAAAGATAGTGCATTAAAATAACCTGTATGGTCTACTCCCCCGACACTCAGAATCAAATCATTATCAGGGTTATGGTCATGATGAACTCCCAT